GTCGCCGTTCTTTAGGGTCACCAGTTCAGACAACCAGCGCTAGTGCCTCTATTGGCCGCTTAGCACTGGCAAGGAACCGGGCCAAGACTGAATCCGGTGCTTCGCGATTGATAACCTCAATCGCGAAGCCCGTCATTGCAGCTTTCCCGTAGTTCGCTGTCGGAATGTGTCCCCTGTGCGCTTTATGCAGGGCTTTCATTGTACAGTACCACTCGCGGTCCTCCGGAACAGTCAGTGTCATCTTCCTGTTCTTGATCACCACGGCTTCGTACGTTGCTCTGATAATGCGTTTGTTAATTGCTTTGATATCGACTTTCGTGAGCAACTGTCTTTGCAGTTCTCTGGCGTAGTCGTAAACGCCTGGTAAGGTGGGTAACTCGACACTTGTCGTGTCTAGCGGGCTTGGGGTGACGGTACAGGTCACGGTAGCATCTTTTTCCTCCGATATGCCTCCGGCCACCCTGTGTGTGTTTTTGATGCGATACATGTCTTCAACGTCCATACTACAAATCTTCGCCTGTCTGTGGTAGTATCTGTCACGTAGCCTAGCTATCATGTTGACTGACATACCACGGTTGAGTGCGTCGTTGAACCGCATTTCCATCGCTGCGATAAGGTCACGTGCATCTGTAGACACGCGCGATTCGATTCTTGAGTGCACCATCGTTGCCGTCGCCCGAGTGAGATACTGTCCAGCACTCCCGTGTAGATGGTCTACCCGTAAAAATTCAGCGATCCCGCCAAAAGCACATTTCGGCGCCTGCATGCGTATACCATAACGCTGGGCATTACGGGAACACAGCTGCGTTATAGCTAAGTTATTGGCACCAATCAGCACGTCGTCACCGTTGTGTAGACTCTGTCCGGCCGACAAGTGCTGACCTGCTATCGCTCTTGTGTAAACATAATTGAGTACCGAATTCATAAATGACGTGAGGCGCCATCCACTCAACAGTGTTCCAGTGGCCCGATATGAAGTGCCAGTACCAATGTTGTCGATAATGAGTACCTTTTCCAGAGAGTCTGCTGTCCATAGTAATGCCTCACGCTGTGCCGGCGTCAGTGACGCAGAAAAAGTGTCACCGTACGCTAGGATCACGGCACGCATGGCCTGATTACTGTGTTGACTGTTGAAGTCAGCGTAATCGAGGCAGAACGGTAGCTTGTTGTTCAACACCGCAGCTACTCGCCTACCTACGTTATCAACGTTTGCAGCTTTACCAACAGGAAATTGTGCTGGTAATACATTTTCGCAGTTGTAAAAAGCAAAATGTGCCAATACGTAGCTAGTCAAATCTGTGCCGTAAATTGCGCGTTGCTTGCCCCACTCGTATTTCGTAGACGTCCATGCAGCGATTTCGCTTTGCCGGTTGAGGAAGTAGTTCTGCTCTACCTTCGGCATGCTGGCTAAGGTTATGAACTTATTCTTTAACTCCCGTTGTTTGCATACATACTGCAAGTCCGCAGCGTGCTGTGAGTGTACCGACCCAGCAGCACTCCATTGCCATCTGCTCGCCCAGTAAGTGTCCCAGTGCAGTGTTGTTGGTCTTTTCCCAGCCACTGCCGCGTCTTGAAACACCTTTCGCGCCTCGTTGTACACGTGGTCGTAGCTCAGAGTCACCAAAGCCGGGTGCAGTCGGTTTTGCTTTTCTTGCATCCAATCCACGGCTCCCATGACGCGATTGACCAATACATCTATCTCAAATAGCTGTCGTAAGTCAAGATCCGTCAGGTTCTGGTAAGATTTCATTGCCGTAGACAGGCTTTTGCCGACCTTACCAAATTCACTCATGGTAGCTGCCTTAAACAGACCACTCTTGCGCACCAGCTTCAATGCTTCCCCTTGCAGTGCACTTGCCCACAATATGACTCCAGCCGCCATTGTCGTGGTCGCATCATCTGGTAATCTTACAGCGATCTCCACAGCCTCTGCATTGCTTTCCTTGGCAATGCAGTAAGCTTCGAGAGCAGTAAAGTGTAAGTGATGGCTCCCAGATATTTTGCTTGCTGGCAATTGCTTGAGTTCAACCAGCGTTTTCTTCTCTTTTTCCTGTCTGTCCGGATACCGGTCGTAGAATGCTGCTGCTACGCGACACGGGTCGTTGTAGAACACCCCATCCAGCTGCCCGCAGAAGTGCCTCGTAATGAGTGCCAAAACCGCCTTCTGCCTGGTCACTATGTACTGGTCCGCCCGGTAGTACAAGAAAGTATATCCCCCGACTGGCACGGCGTATCCTGCCACTGACACGCCGTACAAGTCAAATGTGCACGCACCTTGTGCCCAGGTGCCGCCTACTCTATCTACAAGTAAGTATTGTGCTTGGTCATATGGCACTGCCGTAATTAGTTCTGCTGCTACGCAGATAGCCGACGGCGCGGTGTTTTTCTTGAAAGTCATTCTCAGATTTCCCTGCCTTTTAGTCGCTTCTGTCACAGTGAGTGCGACTATATTTTCTCTCTTTTTCCAATAACCATAACGCGGGTAAGATATGTCATAATTAGATATGTAGTTATGCCCTGACGCGTGATTCTCTACTCGGCAGCGTCGACAGCATCGAGGTCCTGTTGCGTCACCCCCGCGGTAGTGTCTGCAAGTGCGGTGTGAGGCCCAGGCAACTCGGGAGCCGTTACGTTGCCGCGCTGCTGAAAACCCTGAGGCACAGTCGCGCGCTCAGCCTTGGCTCGCATAACTACCTGTTGAAATGCGGTCCCGGCTCGTATCTTGAAAGTGACACTGCGCCTGCGCCCGGGTAGATGCATAGCCACGGATAACGGTTGTTGACGCCGCTGCCAGCTCACCGCTTGCAAGACGGGTTGCGATATGGTGAGTGTGATGTCGCTATGTCCACGCAGTGTAGTCGGGTGGGGCAAGTTGTCATTACGCCCAACGCGGACTGTCGCATCCGTCAGCGCCAGCATGTCATAGTCGCGTGTACGGTCCAACAGTGACGTGGGTGCTACGACGCACTCACGGCTGTTTGCATACACTGGATACTGCTCGCCACTCCGTTCGTGCACTACCTGAAGCTGGTGGCCAAATAGCCTGTACGCCGTCATTGCTGTCAACGCTCCCTCGACCGATGTCGTTCCGTACTTGTCAACGCTGAATTTCTGCAATGCTTTAAGGTGTGACGTAGTTGCCATGTCACCGGACACAGTGCCTAATACTAGGGAACCAGACACATAGGGATGTGGTCCTTCGAGATCCACAAAGCTATGATAACCATCCTCCAATACTTCATCAAAGGTCACACGCAGGTGTTCGGCCATTGGATAGATGTCGTAGACTAAGTGTGCTGCCTTATTCGCGCACGTCACAAACTCTTTACCTGTGACTGCCGAGACACACGCTGCTCTCGCCATAGGCGTTGTTAGAAGACTTAACTCCTCATCCGTGCACTGAAAGACGTTCGACCAATCCGTAAGGCCCCGGCTGTAGTTGTCCACTAACGCGTGTAAACCGACCCAACTATAATAGTTAACAATCGCCGAAATGAGCAAGAAGTTCTTTGGGTGTGGCGCTTCTTTCTCCATGAACTCGAGTGCTTGTGTGTCTTGCACGTACGGTTCTCCGTCAAGGTTGGACCGGATACGGGCCCGCGTAGGTGAGAATTTAGCAAGTGTTACCTTATGTAACATGTATTGCCAATGGTTGCTCTCTTGGTACGATGGCATGGGCTGAGCACTCAGAGCACCCAACAATTCTAGAGCTGCTGCAAAAGCATGCTCAACCCTGTTGAGTCGTACGTAGTCCGTTATCCACATCCACAATATCTCGGGTTTAGTCCACGGGACGTTATCTACTTGAATGGCCGTATGCTCCTGAGCACTGACTGGATCCATAAGCAGTTCGCTTGTATCCAGCGGCTCTATGTTGATGTCAACATTGAGGGCGCTCTCTTTGGTTCTGCCTAGAACGTGGAAGAGATAGAACTCGGTCTGCCCTCTGGCCTGCCCGTTGTACCTCAGCACAAATGGCCGATCCCAAAAGTTAGCATCCTTACGGAATTGCAAGTCTATATCTTCCACGGCGTCCGGGTTAGGTAATCCTAACTCGATCTCGTGAGTAATCTCACTCGTCTGGTTGTGGTACCCGATTACGACGTGTGAATCCTTGTAGGGTGATTGTTTCACCTTAAGTATTCCGTCCGTCCCACGGGTGTCTTTGTATAGCTTGGCCTTATACCATGTTACCAACATATTGTAGATGAATGACTCATGCGAGTCGACTCCCACTTGATTGGCTAAAAAAGTCTCGATTTCTGCTTTAGCTAGACGTCTGCCATATGAGACTTTTGAAAACTCTTCAAGCGCTGCTGCTACGTCGTACATTCCTCCGTCACTTATGTATCTTCTGTTGTACCCGATATAGTCGCCTTCGCCGTCGTAGTGGTTGACCACAACTGGCAACCCTGTGACTTGAAAGTCAGTTGAGAGCTGTAGGTTAGACGTATAAGTATTTCCCACCGCTTTAACCGTTGCCATGCAACGGTTTAGCAGCGTAAATCTTCCCTGCTCAAAGCGGGGCTCATACGACCTACTGAAGGTGAAGTCGAGCAAACTTCTGATAAAATTCGTCAACATTGGGAACTTAGCGCTTGAAG